AACCATTGTGAGGAAAAACCATCTGAAAAAAGAATTAAAGAGATTTTGTTATCGGCTTTAGAAATTGAGAAAGAATTCATTACTGAATCATTACCTGTTTCTTTAATTGGAATGAATTCAAACTTAATGAAACAATACTTAGAATTTGTTGTTGATGGATTACTCGTTAAATTTGGATGTAGTAAGGAATTCAATGTTGAACAACCATTTAAATTTATGGAACAAATTGCTGTTGAAACAAAAGGTAACTTCTTTGAATCTAGAACTATGGAGTATCAAAAGGCGAAGTTAAATGAAACAATAACATTTGAAGAAGATTTTTAAATAAAGAAATATGATGTCACTTAAAATATTAAAAAGAGATGGGGATAATGTATCATTTAACCCACAAAAAATTTACAATCGTGTTAAACGAGCGTCAAAAGGTTTGAATGTAAATTCAGACGAGATTTTCATTAAGGTTATTACTTCAGTGCCAACTGAGGGTGAAATAACAACAAAGGAGTTAGATAAACTTGTATATGAGATTGCAGCTTCATATACCGGTAGTCACCATGATTATTCAAGATTAGCATCATCAGTTGCTATTTCTTCATATCATAAAGAAACTAACCCTAGTTTTTCTGAAACTATGATTTTACTTTTTAATGATGGTATTATTAATGAGAAATTAATTCAAACCATTAAAGAGTATGGTGAAGATACGATTGATGCGGTTATTAATCACGATAATGATTATAATTTTGATTATTTCGCTTGGAGATCATTACAAGAAATGTATCTTTTAAAGAGACCTAATGGTGTAACAGTTGAAAGACCACAACATATGTATATGAGAATTGCATTATGGGTTACAGATAACTTTGTTGAGGCGGTTGAATATTATAAATCATTATCAAATCAATTAATTTCTAAAGCAACTCCAATTATGATTAATTCAGGTACAAAAGTACCTCAATTAGCGTCTTGTGTTTTACATTATAACAATTCGGACTCAAGAAAAGGTTTGTTAGACACCTTAACTGATATATCTACATTTTCTTCTGATGCTGCGGGTATCGGTTTATCTATGTCAAACATTAGAAGTAAAGAAAGTAGAATATCAAGTTCGGGAGGTTACGCTGGTGGTTTATTAAAGTATCTTAAAATTGTTAATGAATCATTACGTTTCTTTAATCAACAAGGACGTAGACCTGGATCTGCGGCAATTTATCTTGAGCCTTGGCATAAAGATATTATAGATTTATTGGATATTAAAAAGAACACAGGAGCTGAAGAATTAAGAGCACGTGATTTATTTACCGCTCTTTGGTTACCTGATAATTTTATGAGAGCCGTTAAAGAAAATGGAGATTGGTATTTATTTTGTCCTAATGATATTATTAAATCAGGATTAAAACCATTACAGGAATGTTATGGTGATGAGTATGAGGAAATATACAATAGAGCCGTACAAATGGGATTAGGTAAAAAAGTTTCAGCACAAACTATATGGACTAAAATTATTGAATCACAAGTTGAAACTGGTGTTCCTTATTTATGTTCCAAAGATAGTGCAAATAGAAAAACAAACCATCAAAATATTGGTGTAATTAAACAATCAAATCTTTGTAATGAGATTTATCAATACACAGATGAGGAAACTACTGCGATTTGTACACTATCTTCAATCGTGTTAAAAAACTTTGTTAAAAGTGGTAAATTTGATTTCCAATTATTGTTTGAGGAAGTTAGAAAAGTTGTAAGAACCTTAAATAAGGTAGTTGACATAAATAACTACTCAACGCAAAAAGGATTGAAAGGTGGTTTAGAACAACGAGCAATAGCCATAGGAACTCAAGGTTTGGCAGATGTCTTCTATCTACTTGATTTAATCTTTACTGAGGAAGAGGCAAAGACATTAAACAAACATATTTTTGAAACCATTTATTATGGTGCTATTTTTGAAAGTAATGATCTTTGTAAAAAAGGTAAGTATGAACCATATAAATTCTTTAAAGGTTCCCCAATGTCAAAAGGAGTATTCCAATTTGATATGTGGGGATTAACTGAAAATGATTTATCTGGTTATTGGGATTGGAGTAAATTAAAGAACGATGTTAGTGAATATGGTGTTTGTAATTCATTATTTACAGCACAAATGCCTGTAGCGTCTTCCGCAAAAATCACAGGATCATTTGAAATGACTGAACCGGCACACTCGGCGTTGTTTAACAGAAGAGTAGTTGGTGGTGAAATTTTGATTGTTAACAAATATTTGATTAATGATTTTGAAAAAATTGGTATATGGTCTGAGGACTTAAAAAATGAAATCATTATGAACGAAGGATCAATTCAGAATATTAATTTTAATAACTATTTGGATCCTGAGGATAAAAATTACAATAAGAAAGTGAAACGAATTGAACATTTAATCCCTAAATACAAAACAATTTGGGAAATTTCACAAAAAGAACTTATTAACATGGCGGCTGATAGAGCACCATTTATTGATCAATCACAATCAATGAATATTTATATGTCAAATCCATCGTTATCAAAGATTACCTCATCACACTTCCATTCTTGGGAAAAAGGATTGAAAACACTTTGTTATTATGTGAGAACTAAAGCGATTTCAACGGGAGCAAAACATTTAGCCGTTGATATTTCTAAAAAAGAAAAACCAAAATTAATTCCTGAGACACCTAAAGTTGATTTTACAAGTATGAACTTACCACCAAAACCTGATAGTTCAGAGTTTGAGTGTTTTGGGTGTTCATCGTAAGATGGATTGCGTATCATCAAAAAAATCCCGTTAATTCGGGATTTTTTATTTTATATTGTATTTATTCAAAAATTGTTAAGAGTATATTTATTGAATATGGCAAATGGAATAACATACGGTATAAATTTTCCTTTCAGAGATTCGTTTGTTGGTCGATACTTAGATACATCAAATGATAGTGATGAAGAAATAAGAAGTAATCTTGTTCATTTATTATTAAGTAAAAAGGGAACAAGATATTTTTTACCTGATTTTGGGTCAAGATTATATGAATATATATTTGAACCATTGGATGGACCAACATTTAGTGAAATTGAAAGTGAAATAAGAGATTCGGTTAGTAAATATATGCCTGGTATCCTGATTACTAACATTAAGATCACAGATGCTTCAATGGGGGATGAAAACCAAGGAACATATATAAATCAATACGGTGAAAAAGAATTTACGGTTCCAAATATCGCACAATTAGAACATACGGCAAAAGTAAGAATTGATTATAGGAACACTAATAACGCTTTCAATTCAAGCGATTTTGTAATTATCAATATTTAATAGTATATGGCAAATAAAAAAATATCGTACACAACGAGAGATTTTGCGGGAATAAGAACTGAACTTATAAATTTTACAAGAACCTATTATCCCGATCTTGTTCAGAATTTTAACGATGCTGGTGTATTTTCAGTATTGTTAGATTTAAATGCCGCAGTAACTGATAACTTACAATTTCAAATTGATAGAAGTATTCAAGAAACAGTATTACAATACGCACAACAAAAATCATCAATTTATAATATTGCAAGAACCTATGGTTTAAAAATTCCGGGATCAAGACCGTCAGTTGCGTTAGTTGACTTTTCAATTACAGTACCTGCTTTTGGAGATAAAGAAGATTTAAGGTATTGTGGTATCTTAAGACGAGGATCTCAAGTAAACGGAGCGGGACAACCATTTGAAACTGTTTATGATATTGATTTTGCTTCACCAACAAATGCGGAAGGATCCCCAAATAGATTAAAAGTGCCAAATTTTGACTCTAATAATAATTTAATTAATTATACCATTACAAAACGAGAAGTTGTGGTTAATGGTATTACTAAAGTTTTTAAGAGAGTAATTACACCAAATGATGTTAAACCATTTTTTGAATTGTTTTTACCCGAAAAAAATGTTTTGGGTATTACAAGTGTGTTACTTAAAGATGGTACACAATATACGTCACCACCATCACCTCAAGAATTTTTAGGTTTGGAGAATAGATGGTATGAAGTACAAGCATTAGCAGAAGATAGAGTATTTGTTGAGGACCCAACTAAACCATCTGACCAGCCAGGTATAAAGGTTGGTAAATATATTGTTACAAGCACTAAATTTATTAGTGAGTTTACACCTGAAGGGTTTTGTAAATTAACATTTGGTGGTGGAAACGTATCTGCTGAAGAACAGTTAAGAGAATTTGCAAGAGATGGTGTGGGATTTGATTTAAACAAATATGTTAATAATTTGGCTTTAGGTAGTGCATTAAAATCAAACTCTACTTTATTTGTTCAGTATAGAGTTGGGGGTGGACAATCAACAAATTTAGGTGTAAATATTATTACACAAATAGGGACTGTATCCTTTTTTGTAAATGGACCATCAGAATCTATTAACTCGACTGTTGTTAATTCTCTTAGAGTAAACAATGTTACGGCAGCAATTGGAGGAGCTAACCCACCAACAACTGAAGAAGTTAGACAATATGTAACATATAACTTTGCTGCACAAAACAGGGCAGTAACTGTTAATGATTATGAGTCAGCTTTAAGAACGATGCCATCACAATTTGGTGCTCCGGGTAAAGTTTCTATTGTTGAAGAAAATAACAAGATAAAGATATTGTCATACGATACAAGTGGTAATTTAACTGAGGTTGTATCAAATACTCTTAAAAGTAATGTTGCTAATTACTTATCTAACTATAGAATGATCAATGATTATATATCTGTTGAAACCGCTAATGTAATTGATTTAGCACTTGATATTGATGTTGTTTTAGATTCTAGTCAAAATCAAGGATCTATTGTTGCTAAGATAATTAATATTGTTACAACATACTTTAGTCCTGCAGTTAGAGGTCTTGGTCAAAATGTATATATCTCTGAAATAAGAAGATTAATACAAAGTGAAAACGGTGTTATTTCTGTGTCCGGTATATTTGTTTATAATAAAGTTGGTGGGCAATATTCGTCATCACAAACTTCACAACAATATGAGGACGCATCAACAAAACAGATACAATTAATTGCGGATACAGTATTTGCGGAACCAACACAAATATATCAAATTAGGTTCCCTAATAAGGACATTACGGTTAATGTTCTTAACTTTAAGACGATTAATTTCTCCTGATAATTTATTTTTTAAATAAAAGAATTATTTTTTGAAAATAGGAAATAAACTATTTATCAAGAAAGAATAAATAATGCCAAAATCATATAGAATACGTACAACACCCGGTACTGAGAAGACAATTAATATTCAGTTAGAACAGGATTTTGAATTCTTGGAGATCTTATCACTTAAGATTAATCAGGGTGACATCTATAATAGAATGTGTTCTGACTATGGTGTTATTATAGGTAGAGTATTAGTTAATAATGGATATGGGGTACCAAACGCTAGAGTATCTGTTTTTATACCAATTGAAGATGTTGACATTGACAACCCAATAATCTCTGAACTTTATCCTTATCAAACACTATCTGATGTAAGTGTAGATGGTTATAGATATAATTTATTACCTAAAGAACCCTCTTATACAGGACACGCGGCAACAGGAACTTTTCCATCAAAAGAAGAAATATTGACAGATCAATCATATGTTGAGGTTTATGACAAGTATTATAGATTTTCGGTAAGAACAAATGATAGTGGGGATTATATGATATTCGGAGTTCCAACAGGGACACAAACGGTTTTGATGGATGTTGATTTATCTGATATTGGATGTTTTTCGCTTTCACCTCAAGATTTAATTGACTCTGGAGTTGCCGTTGAATCCCAAGTTAATGGATCTAAATTTAAAACTTCAACTAATCTTAATGAGTTACCACAAATTGTTACTTTAAATAAAATTATTGAAGTTGCTCCATTATGGGGAGAACCTGAGATATGTTTATTAGGTATTACCCGTGCTGACTTTGATTTAACAGCGAGTGCTAATATTAGTATAAAACCAAACGCGGTTTTTATGGGGTCTCTAATATCAACAACAGACGATGATGCGGTTAAACCATTAACTTGTAAACCTAAAAATAATACAGGTAACCTATGTGAGTTAGTTGCGGGACCTGGTCAAATATTGTCAATTAGACAAACAATTAACGTTGATGAAAATGGTAGACCAATACTTGAAACTCACGAATTAGATCAAGATGGTAAAGTAATTGATTCAGATGGGACATTTTTAATTAATGTTCCAATGAATTTAAATTATATTGTTACTAATGAATTTGGTGAACAGATTTTATCGAATGACCCAACTAAGGGAATCCCAACCAAAGGTAAATATAGGTTTAAATTTAAATGGCAAAATGAACAAGGATTACAGAATCCTTTTATGAGGGGACATTATTTAGTTCCTAACATAAAAGAGCATGGTTGGCTAAATCCGGCTGTGGATCCTCTAAAAGATTTTCCTACAACACCTTATCAATTTATTTTACCTAATGGTACTTTAACATCATCATTTTCTTTAAACAACACATCAGATGGTGGTTTAGTTTTAGATAACAAAATTAATGTGGGAAGTTTTACGGTATTATTAAACGGTAACCCTTATTTTGGTGATTTAGAAAGTATTCCAATTACAGTAATACCAACAATTATTACAATAAATGTTGTTCCTGTTAATCCGGGTACTTTAACTGAATTTAATTATACATTTTATCAAAAACCAACTTATGATGCCTTAAGGTCGTATGCTTTTAGTTTAGATTGGAATGACTACGGTGATAACACTACAACTTCAGGACAACAAATGATCCAAGATGCGATTGATTGTGAGGATAAATTTTATGAATTCAATTATAATAAAGTTTATACCACATCTATGTTCTTAGACAGATATAAAAAAGGTGCGGGAAGGGCAAGACATTTAGGAATTAAAGAAATAGATAATAGAACTTGTAAATCTACCGTTAATACTTTCCCCGTTAATGACATTATAAGAAATTTTGATTTTATATTTTTTGTATTTAATTTGTTACTTAACATTTTGGCAATACCAATATTAATTATTTTGTGGCTTGCTCACTTTATTGCATTAATATGGCCTGTTTTAAAATACCTTTTGATTATTTTAGGAATTTATTTTGGGTATCAGGCGATCCAACAAGGTATTGATGTTGTAAATTCAATATTAGAGGGAACTACAGGATTTGCAGTACCTGGAGGTCCTGTAATTAATGCCGGAGTAATATTAAGAATTGCGGCACAACTTTTAGCGGCGTTATTTAAATTAGCATTATCGTTAGCGTTTATTGCTTTTACTGCAATTTATTTAATTAAGATTGATAATTTCCCAAGATTAGGTTTACCGATGTTATCGTATCCTGAGTGTACAAGTTGTGATTGTGATTGTGGTAATGCTGAGGTTGATGATGATATTGATGAAAATACAGTAAATGCAAGTATTGAAGAACAACAAAATGGTTTAGACGATAGTAATATACAGTACGCACAATCAACATCATTTATTGCACCTGTAAATTTAGCGTCATCTTATACGGTACTTCATCCGAACTTAGAAAACTTCCCCGGTGAAGATAGTGATGATAATGATAAAGGGTATTTTTATGCGGCGGGATCTTTAGGTCCAAGTATACAATATAAATCATTACTAAATAGAGTGGTTGATGATCAAGTTGGTGGTGAGGTCGTTGTGGACGCTGTTTTAGATTTTAGAAGATTATTTTCAGGATATGATGTCCTTTCATCTACTACTGATCCAAATGCTTTTAATAAGTATCATGCTCCTCAACCATTTTTATTTGCTGCGGAAAAAGATCTTGGTGTTCACTATAGGTGGTTTGGATTTCCTAGAACTGAAACTTATCCACAAAAATTAAATGAATTTAATACAAGAGATAAATATTTTGGGAATAATTCACCTAATGTCATTAGGACAACCGTAAATCCACAATTAAGTGTGGCCCCATATAATTTAGGAACCCAAGCAACATTTACGGATCAAATTATTGTTGTTCTGGCTAATCCTGGTACAGCACAACAGTTAGGTATAGGGGAAATTGTTACTTTTCAAGACCCTAATTTTGATAATGGGTTAGTTATAAAAAGAAATATAAATTTAACGGGGGCAACATTAAATGATTTTGGTAATAATTCGGTGACAGGAACAACCGTTTTATCTGCTGCGCCAAATACAACTGCTAACGTCGTACCAATATCAGTTCCTTTACAGTATGCGGCAACTAATGGTGCGGCATCCAATGTCTTCATTAATATTATACAAACTGGTGATACAGTCACGGCAACAACTAAATCGGATTATTTAAAATACCCAACAGACATGGAATATTTCCAAGTTATAACGGGAGTTACTGTGTCACAATTTATAACAATGGCAGATTTTACAAATAATACGTTATTTCCTGAAAGATTTTTAAGACACAAAATAAGTTATATAATATCTCGTCCGGCATCTGTATCAACCAATACCCCGGCATCTTATCCAATATCATTTCCAATTGCACCACCTACATTTATTGATGGTCAAACATATAATAACGTAAATAATATACCACAACTCCAAGTGAATAATTTCGATTCACTCGATTCATTGGCGAATAATTTAAATTATGAGGTAATAATGTTTGTTAGAGGTGTGGATCCACATACAGAAAAACAAAATATAAGTTACGATCTTTCTCGTATTTTTGGTAATACAACATGGAACGTTCCGGGATTAACGGTTATTGGTGATTATTATCTTAACCAACCAATTAAACCTGTTGGATCCGCACCATTAAGTCATAATACATCAAATAACACAGTAAACAATTTATATTTCCCATCATTTACATTTAATATAACTCCATCAAATTACACTGGATTTACATCAACATTACCATATTATTATCTATCAACAGACGATACGACGACAACCCCGTATAATGCCAACACAAACCCATATACCCCTGTTTTGGGTATTATACCTAACATACCATTCCAACAAAAATCACTACTTTCCTCAAACCCATGGACTTTACTTGGTAATACAAACTTTACGTTACCAAGATTACAACCAGATTATATTGGTGGTGGACCATTTATTGCGTCTTCATTTAATACTTCATTTTCCCTTAATACTTTTACAACAAATAGTGTTTTTTACACAACAGTTCCAAATGAAGATACGTATGGATACCCAATAGGGTCTAGTCAGTTTT